TGTTTATCCCAAAGGTCCTTAATCCATTTTTGCATTAGAATACTCCTTCGAATTTGAGTCCTTTAGAGGCTATTCCATATCCCTTTTTTTTCTTTGTATCTTCTGGGACAGAACCTACTGGCACTATTTTTCCATAGGGAATATTCATACCTTGTGATTTAGGTCCTTTTTTAGGAGGAATAGTTTTTGTTAATCGCTTAGTCATTAGTGTAATGTTAAACTATTTTCTTCTGTTTTCAACCTACTAATTTGAGTAGTTATGTAGGTATCTGCTACATGCTCTCCAAAGGCATCTACCATTGCTTCGCGACTCATACTTAGCATTACTTGAGCTAATTCAACAAGATCAACACCTTTTTCTGCTTGATCTTGAATAAAGTCCCTTGTTTCATCTATTATTTTTTGAACTCTTGCTTCGGTTTTTTTATCAATCATACTCATAATGTAATTTGGTCTAGACATTTTTTCTACTATTGTTTTCTATTATTTTGATTAGAGGCATCTCTTCTCGCTTGATTTAAAGTTTGATTTGTCATCTTGTCATACTGAACTTCTGCACGCCTATCAGCGATGTCATAATCTTTTTGAATTCTTGCCTGATCAATTGCGTTCTTCTGTTGAAGTTTCTGCGCATCCAATTGTAGTTTTGCTTGATCAACTTGCGCATCCATCTGATCTTTTTGTGCATCTTGCTGTAACTCTTGCTGCTTTAACTGAACGACAGGGTCTGGTTGACCTCCTCCAGATAGTTGTTGTGAAGTTTGTTTTAATTCAACCATAAATTGAGCTTCCAGTTTTGCGATAACAGGGTCTAATTGATCTTGTGGAACTTGACCTTGCTGTACTAAGAACATCGCCTGTTCTTTTGCTTTAAGAGAAACATGTTCTAAGATNTGTTTTTGTAATTTCATTGCCATTGGAGGGTTACCTAAAATCATTTGATTTGTTCCAAAGATTAAGTGATTTTGAATATGTGCATCGTGATCTTGTCCCTCGTATGCTTTTAATAAATTGCCATCTAATAAATCAGCATGCTCCATTGCTGGATCCTTTGGCTCAACAGGAGTATCTTTTCTTAACATCTGATCTACGTCTTTAACACCTAAAGCCTCATACATTCTTCTGTACGCCTCTTTCATGTTATGTAAGTCAGGAGCGCTTTGAGCCAACTGTAATTCAGTTTGAGCTAAGGTCACTCTCTGAGTCATAGAAAAAATATTAGGATCGGAGACTGGTAGTACATCTACTTGCTCACTAAAGTCTTCCGCTTTAATAGTTCTGTCTGCACCCTGAACAGCGTAAGGGTAAGTCTCAGGAAGGTAATCTCCAAATACTTTGAATAATAATTTAAATTCTTTTTTCTGAGAGTAATACGATCTCTTGTGGATAGCGGACATCACTTTTGATCCTCTCTCCAGTAAAGCCATTGTCGTACCGACAGGAGCGTTTTGATTAGCATCGCCTACCTGTAAATCAGTGATAGCTGCAAATCTCTGACCTGACTGCACTACAAAGCCTAATAAACTATATAAAGTTTGAGAGGGCTCTTTATAAGGCAGAGGCATTAAAGCGTTTCTAAGATCACCATTAGGTGCATCTATATCTCTAAATTCACCTGGTTGAATAGGCTCTGCATCATCTCTAATTTTTAATCCTCTTGATTTAAAACCAGCGGGTAAGTTTGACAATGATCCCGCATCAATTAACTGACGAAGAATTGATGTGGCTGCTCTAGAAAGAGAGCCAATAACATGTAGTAAACCAAAACCATAAAAACCTAATCCTGGTAAAAACTTGTAATGAACAAAGTACTGCTTTTTCATTTTCTTCGAATCATCTTTTTCATAGTTTCTACGAATACCCACAATCTCACTGGATCCATCCTCAATGGTTACAATGTAAGGTATTTTAATTCCTGTGGGCTCACCAGTTTCATCCATATCCTCAAAACCTTCAATATCTAATGAAACATGAAACTCATATAAACGAACATACTTGTCTCTGTCGTTTTCTTTTACCCCTTCAATCTCGTCATACTTCCTTTGAACTTCACTGGGATTTACTTTATCGGGTTCAAGTTCAATATCTTTATAAAAACCTGAGACCTGCTTTTTTCTAAAATCATTGTAACTCATATTTACAATTTGACAGATACGATCACAGCTATCTAAATCAGATGCCATGTAGTTCACGACTAAGTCTTCGGCTGGAACAAACTTTGATACCGCTCGATCCATTAACTCGTCGTAATAAACTTTTTTAAATGTGCTACCAGCGAGAGGGAGATAAAATAACATTTGATCATACTCAGGTGTGAAGTCTTCCATTTTATTCATTAACTGATAATTCATGTATTCTTGAACACGCTGTGATCTAGCATACTTATCAGGAGTTTCTTCTCCCATCACCACAGTTCGAACAGGTCCACTTGATGGTAGTAACTCTTTGTAGGCGGATGCCTGAAACTGAGTAGCACTCTCCGCTAATAGCGGATGGGTAACACCACTCGCACCTGTGAAGGGTCGAGTGCGTCTTTCGTATTTAATTCCTAATAAATCTAATCCCTTAATGTAGGCTTCCTCCCAATCTTTACGAGAGGCGCGATCACTTTCCAGATCATCTAATAGCTCTGAGGATATTCTTCCTAGAAGTCGGTCATCTAAAACTTCTGCTAAGTTGGAATAGAACTCTACTTCATCGGGAAGCTTGGACAGCGGATCGAAGTCGAGAGTTGCTCCTCCCTCTTCATCCATTTCAATCTCTAGTCCTTCGGGAGTCGGGATTGGTTGACCGTCAATCTCTACTTCTGTTTCTGATTTAATAATCTCTAGGTCAGGTTTCTCTCCTGTTTGATATAAACCTTTGTCGATGTTAGTTACCATAATTTATTTTTCCAATAATAGTATTTATATCAACTAACCCATCATTTACAAGTGATCGTCTTTGGGGAATGCTTATACTACCGCCTTGGGCTTTCTTTGTTGGTGGCGTGCCTTTAATATTTGAAGTCTTGCTCGATCGAATAGTTCCATCGGACTCGGTTTTGAGTTTTTGGTCGAGGACTTCTTGGGCTGCCGTTCCATAATCTTTTGGTACACTTCTAACTCCTAATGCTGTATATAAACCTTGTTCAAGGTACCATCTAATCGCTTGAGTGTCACGAACTGATTTTCCTATTAAATTGGATAAATCTGTCATGTATTTATCAAATACAATTTTAAACTCTTTTGTAGGGCTCCCTGTGTTCTCCATAACAGTTCCATCCTTATTACTAAGTATATTACCATCTTTATCTCTGACATACATATTTCCACCCATTAATCTATTCATGCCTCTGATATTCCACATATCAGTAACGTTGTTATCGTCGACTCCATAAAGGTTTGCCATAAACTCTCCTATCTTAGGTCCGAAGGCTCTATGTCCAGAATAATATTCCTCCATTCTAACTCCTTTTGATGGTCCTAAGTTGCCATATTCTTTTCTAAAATCTTGAATATCTCTTCCTTGCACTTTTGAATGCATAAATTCTAAAAAAGCAGGAAGTCCGTTTTTTTGAATATAATTATTAGCTAAATTTAACTGTTTAGCTAGGTTAGAACCTCTTACTGTCCAACCACTACCAGTTTTTGGATTTGTTAGAGGTATCTGACCTGTATCTGCAAATATATCAGCAACCTGTAATCCCACTTTAAAGTCAGACCCAACATTTACTCCTGATGATGCAATGGCTGTTGTAAAAAGTAGTAAATCTTTTAAATCAGGATTATCAGCAAATTTTGGATTTATCTCTGGAGCAATGTCCATTGCTTTTTTAACACCTTCATCATACCATCCCTCTCCTGTAACTTCTTGTTGTAATTGATAATTAATTTCTTGTAATCCCTCATCCAGCATTTCTTTATAATCTTCTTCATTAAAAATATCTCTTTTTTTACCTGAATCTAAATATTCAAGAACATCTGGAATTTTTACTTTTGTATCTTTTAACTTTGTAGCGTTAGAAACAAACTCTGGTCCAGATAATATTTGAGCATTATTTTGATTTACTCTATCTATTATTTGTTGAGAAGCCTTTGAAGGATTTTTAGTTAAGAAACCTGTCCCCCTACCTTTATCATAAGGAATTGTAGTATCACCAAATTGTTCCGCTGTAGGATCAATAATCTCTCCTTCTTTGTTTTTCAAAAACCAGTGCGTCTCTCCTTTATCTAATCCCTCAGAAAAAGTTTTACTGTTTAACACATAAGATTTAAATCCGTTTTCTTTTCCATACATGTGAAAGGCGGCTTCTGATGCTGCATAACATTGACCACAGCTGATATCATCATCTTTCTTCAATTTTTTTAAATACTGTGGGTTTAATAAATCTGTACTTAATACAGGTCTAATCTCATTTTTAAGAAGGGAGTCTTGAGGACTATATACTGTCTTTGGAGTAACATCAGCTCCCACCGCTTGCTTTGAAGAACCTATAATTATTTTATCATAAAGAGGGTGAGTTTTATCACTACTTTTAACTTTAATCTCTCCAACTTTATTACCTAAAGTAATTTCACCTGTGGAAGTAGGAAGTAATCTTGGATTGTTTGGATTTTCTGGATACTCCATTAACTGCACTGGATTATTAAAATCAACACCCATTGTATAATAGTGCTGACCACTTGTGCTTACACCTTTCGTAATTGAAAGAATACCATTCTTACCAGAAGTTTTATCAATCTCTGTTCCCTCTGGAGATTGAGTTAAATCAAATTTTGTTCCACCTAGTCTATTAACTTTATAAAGATCACCTTCACCTACATATTTTCTTCCACCTCTGTCATCAGTAATAATGTCATCACGTAAATTATAATCGCCGACGATTTCATTGTTGGCGTTGAATGTTCTGACATCAAAAGCTTTAGGGTCAACTTTTAAAGTAGCGTTCTCAAAAACTTTTCCTTTTAAATCAGTCAATGATCCATCAGGATTTCTAACAAGATAAACTCCTTTACCAGGATCTTCGAATTCTTCCAAAATAGGTCCTTTAACTCTTACTTGAACTCCTTCATAAGATGTATCTGAAATATCTTTGGGATCGATATCTTTAGGCTCAATTCCTGCTGTTAAAATAGTTGGCATCGGTGCCACTTCTGTAAACCCAACATCCTCTACTTTTGTTTTTTGTTTAGGAACATCGGGTGTGATTAAGGGCTCAGGTTTTGTTGTTGTCTCTGGTGTTGATAAAATTTGATCTAAAGGAGTCTCGGAAGGAAGAGTAATATTTTTGTTTAACTCTTCGTTGAACTTTCTCTCCGCGTCTATCTGTTCTTGGTCGGGAGCGTAAACTTCTCCTGAGGGAGTTGTTTGCATTTCACTAATAATGCTCGCCGCAGGCGAACTCGCAAAATTTATTAGAGTATCATATACGTCATCTAAAGTTATATTGCCAAGTGATAATTGGTTTTGAATCTCACCAGCTTGCTGTGATCCCAAAGTGCCCACGAGCAGCGAACCGAGAATCTTCGGGTTGCTTAGAGCCTTCATGGCTATCGGTCGGGCTACGTTGAAAATCATTAATCACCTTCCACTGTCCGCGGTTCGCTGTTCATATCATCCTGAACAATTAGACCGCGATCCTGTTGAATGCCTAGCTTATCATAGTTTTGTAAAACTTTAATTAATTCTTCTTTGCTCATACTATCGAGAGAGTTCTCCGCTTGCGCTTTATTATCGTAGAAGCCTGCCACCCGACCGCGGTTCACCTCTGCATTAACGGCAGCAGAGTAGTGCTTACCCTCGAGTGCCGCTTCGCGGATATCTTTCAGCGATGAGAGGTGCGATGCCATCGAAACGCCAGCCGTCTCATACAAATCTTGTTTTAATTCGTTAACTGCCTCCGCAACAAAGGGGCTTATCTGAGGATTAAGTAATTCGTGGGCAGTCTGTCTTGCCCTATCCTTCGAGTATCCCGCTTGGCGTGCCGCCTCCGCCGCAGATATTTTACCTGTCAGCGTTCCCTGAACATAGTTTGTCACAAACAGCATTTGCTTGGGGGTTAATTTTTGTTTTAGTCTCCTGTCTTCAGGATTAATTAATTTTTTAGTAGTACTCATATTTGTCATGTCTCACTGGTTCATCAATATCCTCGTCATCATCATATAATTTGACGAAGTTTCCTTCTCGATATCTTATCAGAGCTAATGTAGTCGCGTCAACTAAGTCATCGTGCTCTCCATAAGGAAAAGACGCGAGTTCCTCTTGTAAATCTAACGCCCAACTGTCCTCGGTCCGCCAAACGTGACCCGCTTCAAAGATAGGGGAGACTGTATTCAAGCGAACATGTTTGTCCATACCGCGGTTCGGGGAAAATGCGGTGGCATAAACGCCAAATCGTCTAAGCTCCTGTATCAAGGGTGTCCCTGATGCCTTTGCCTCAATAATTACACTGTCAGGATCAAATTTTTGTAATTGTTGCTTGGCAACCTGTTTTAATTCAGGAAAATCCCACCGACCTTTAGTGGATGCAAGTAATATTAAATGCGTTTCGGGTCCTTCGTCTGGATGAAAGATACCCCAAGTGGTAATTGCAGAGTAGTCAGCGGTTTCTTTTTTAGAAAATGCAGTGTCATAACTTTGAATAATGAAAGCGCACTCTGGTGGATGAGGTTTTTCCCAAATATTCCACCACTCACGCTTAATAATACTAGTTCCGTCATAGGTAGGGTTTTGTTGCCACTGGGCATTCCACTTACTTGGTACTAGAGAAGCTTTAACTTTATCTAATTCATCTAGTTTCCAGTACTGAGGCCAAATAGGTTTACGTTTCTCTTCATCGTCATCATCTAAGATAGCAGGAAACTCTATAACTTCCCACTTATCTGCCTTTGGCTCTGCCATTTTCTTGACCAAGTTAGCAGTTAAGTCTTTTTGAGACCATCTTGTCATCACAATTGCAATTGATCCACCAGGTTGTAAACGTTGTCGAGGACCTGAGGTGTACCATTCATAGGCATTCTCCATTGCAGTTGATGATAACGCATCCTGTTCACTGTGGGGATCGTCAATAATCAATAAATCCGCACCACGACCAGTAATAGCACCACCAACACCAGCCGCAAAATACTCACCACCGTGATTTGTTTCCCATCTACCAGCAGCTTGGTTGTCAGTTCGCAGAGTTACATTAGGAAAGATGCGTTTATATTCTTTAGTGTTCATTAAGTTTCTTATTTTTCTACCAAACCTAACAGCAAGCTCACCTGTGTGCGTTGCCTGAATAATTTTTAATCTAGGATTAAGTCCCATCATCCACGCTGGGAACAGGTAACTAGCGAACTCGGACTTTGTGTGTCTGGGGGGCATATTGATAATCAATCTCTGTGCCTTATTCGCTGAAAATTTTTGAAATTGTTTAGAGGTTCTTAAATGATGGGGTCCTTCTACGAACTCTGGCCATACCGCCTTTACAAAACTCATGAAATTTGCTCTAGCAAATTCTTGTTCTTGTTTTTGACGAAGTAAAACCATCGCCTTTAATTGTTGTGTATCTATGTTTTTATAATCCATATGTGAATTTTGTTCCATCAGTGTGAATATGTTGCAAACCTTAACCTACGCGCATATAAAAAGGGGCGATTTTTTGGGGGGTGGGGTAAATTTTTTTTGATCCTCAGTTTCATTTTCTCTAAGTACCTAAGCATCGGATCGCGGAAAGCTGAGATTGTTGCATAACATATATTATAGGAACAGATAAGTATATATTTTTCAACGTTTTTCACGTTTCGCGGATCGATGTGTCTATATTTAGTGGTCATCATTTAAAATTTCGCGGATCGGTTGCCACGTTTCACCTAGTGAAACACTGATCAGCGGTGAGTGGTCAGCGTTTTGTTCCAAGAAGTTCAAAAAGATCGATCTGTACAGAAAAATTCTTCTCTCTTTGAGAGAGCGTTGCAAGATAAATAGATTTCCAAATATCTGACAGTATTTATGATGGAATGATTTTTGATGCGGTCTTAAGTTTTGTATCAATTTATCACGTTCACAAACCTTACATTCAATAAACAACGCGTGTCTATTTTTATTAAATAAAATCATATCTGGAAATCCATTAATAGTAGTTGTTTCAATGCGAATAGGATTAAATTCAGGTAGTTTATCCTTCACCATTTTATATAAATTCTTTTCTCTACTCATAAAAATATAGCGTGACACAATTATTAATATTTTTAATTTAAATTGCAATTATTAGTACTATGAGTTTTTTTAGAAATATTATTAATAATAATAAATTTTCTAAATTTCTCTCCAATTACCTAGTACCAACGCTCAAACCCTTCACACTATCACACTTCTAAAAACTAGTAGTGTGATGGTAAAATGCTATATAACTCAATACTAATAACTCATTCTTCACACTATCACACTTGTTTAAAAATAATTTTCTCTCTTAAAAAATATTTTTTCAAAAAACTTATAGTACTGTGAAGAGTGTGAAGTTCTTATGATAATTTATTTTATAGAATTTAAAATAAACCTTTATTGCCTTTAAAAATAACTTCTACTTCGTATTCAGTTTTATTTTCTCTTTTAATTTTTCCGAACTTGTACTCACTTCTATAAAAACCAGATAGGGCTAAACAAAGACTTACTCTAGTTTTTGCATCAGATTTATCCGACGCTTTAATGCACATATTTTGTATTACCATATTAATTATATCGGCGGATCATGAATAAATTCAAATTTTTTTTTGAATATTTAGTTCTTTTTGTTTCATATAGTTTTTATAAAATTCAGCAAACGCTTCGAGGCCTTGTCTATTGGGAGCAAATAGTTTTCCCCATCCTACACAATTAGAGAAAAGGAAAACAAATTCTTTACTTAGGTTATTATTTTTATTTTTCATAATTATCTCACTTTCGTTTTTATTATTTCTATAAGTATGTGTACAAAATTCTCCGATTTTGGAAATCATAGTACATAGTACTATGTGATTTTTTTTAATTATTTTGCAATCAATCCACGCACCGCTGACCGCTGACCGCGAACAAATACACATCAACCATTTTAAAACCTATCTAGAAACGCCTTAAAACGGAAAAAAATCTCAAGAAATGCCTACAAAAACAACCAATTAATAAAAATAGGCTCTAAAAACACTGATAAATAAGGATAATATTACTTATAATAAATGTAGATAAATTAATATAAATCAGTATATTTTAATTACATGAACACTTTAAATTTCCGAATTCCAAATATGAAAAAAATAGTATTTGGTTTTTTATTTTTTGAATTGCTAGAGAACGTTAATGCCTCGCAGACACTCGACACTCTTTCAAAATTTAAATTAGATTTAGTTCAAGCGATTTACATTTAGCATAAGAAAGAAAACTAAAGTTTTAAATCGTGGCATCGGAGCAGTAAGGCAGACACCATAGAATAACTTACTGTACGGCAATAGGTCGAACCAATCGTGATTGCATTCCAAACGCTATCATCAAGAGAGACGCTCAGATTAAGTTGCCATTAAGAATATTTATTTTTTTTTCTTTTATGTATTTTCAATTGCTCTTTGCAATTGCCTAGGGCAGTTGTGAATACATACTAGTTGTATTCAAATCGAAGAGTGAGTGAGATTGTTGTTTGCATTATTGACTCCGCTCACTCTTCCTTTCAACAAAAATATAAATGGAGAAAATAAAAATGTATAAAGCTAATGAAATAACAACGTCAGACCAAAGAAAAGCAGATCATATCACCACAATTTTTGACAAGATTAACGAACTATTTGAAATTGATAGTGAGTTCGCATCTAACTTTAAAACAAATAAAACTCTTGAATTACTTTTAAGAGTATCCGAAAAAACTTTGGAGCATGAAGCGAGATTTATTGACGTGACTATAAACAAATA